TTCACTTTCTACACTTTCAACAGAACCTGCAACAAAAGCTAGTGTTAATGATTTTGGTACAGGAACTTCATCTTGATATGAAGGTGGTTTATTAGTATCTATTCCAACATCTAGTACATATCCTCTATCTACTAAATCAAACTTAGCTGGTTCATACTTTAATGCTGCTATATTGTATATTCCTTTTTCAGTATTATTTATAGCTGAAATAATATATTGTTGTGCAGAACCGCTTTCTAAAGTTCCATCAGTTGCTATTTCTCTTATTGCCCACGCAGCATCTTGTGGTGGTGCTGAACTAAATGCTGAAGAAACATTAATAGTTGTTGTAGAAGCTCCAGTGCTTGATATTGTTTGAGTTTCAACTCTACTATTTGGATTCCAACTTAAATCTAATAAATTTCCACTATCATCTAAAGCGTTTTGTGCTTGTTGACTTGTAGAAATAGTTGTAACACTGCCCCCAATATTAGCTTGAAGTATTAGGTCTCCACGATTAAATGTTGTTGAATCAATTACAGCAGTTTCTTGTGCAAGAAATGCTCCTCCTGTTGGATATATTATAGATAATTTATAAGTGTTTCCACTAGATAAGTCAACAGCGCTGTCAACTTTTATTGCAGTCGTTGTGCTACCTGTAGATATTCTACCACTATTTCTTATTTGTTCTTTTGCTGAATCTTGTACAAATATAACATCTCCAGGTTTTAAGTATCCTGCATTTATACTTGTATCAAAAGCAATGCCTTCAGTTTCCATTAATTCAGTAAGTAATGTCCATTTACCAAATCTATGTGCTTGTCCTCTTGATGTGCAACCAAATGCTACAACATCTTTTGTAACTACTCTACCTGTTTCTAATATATTATTTGTATCTTCTACTGTTTCTACTGCTTTTTTGAAAAAGGCCTCTGGGTCATTCCAAGTTACATTTACTTGATTACTTCTATATTGTTTTTTAGATGAAGTATATTTAAACATTCCTGCAATAACATTTGATTTATTAAAAGTGTATACAGGAGTTTGATATCTATTTTGAGAGAACTGCATAAGTCCATCAAACCAATATAACATTCCTCTAAATATACTAGCAACATTCTGTAATACTTTAAATGCCTCGTCTGATTCTTGCAAGTATAAATTACAAGTAAATCTAGGTTCAGTCCCTCCTTTACCATCACTTACAAGTTCATCACAATATTTTGCTATTTTGAATAATTCATACTTATCAATTTGGTCTTCAGTTATATATTTACCTATACCATATCTATTATTTGTTACTAAATCATAGTAAACCCATGCTGGATTATCTGTCCAAACAGGACTAAAGTTTGCACTTGAATTATTAAATGTATCTGTATCCCCTCTAAAATTACCGTCCCATTGTTGATAACTTCCTTCATTTGCTCCTGAAGTTACATTTCTATCATATTCAGCTGCAGTTCTTCCATCTTCTCCTCTAGGGAAGTAATTAGTTGGAACTTTTACTTTTAATCCTTTTACATCATATGCTCTAGTAGGTAATTTTGCAAAACTTTGTGCATCAAATATTGTGGCAGCATAAGCAGATAACGGATATGATAATTTATCTTCTATAATATTTTCAATACTTACTAACTCACAAGGATTTAAATGGTCATAATCTCCATGTCTAGCATTTGTTGGGTTTACTCTTTCAATTTTTATTTGATAGTCAGATATAGGTTGAAAAGGTCCAAGGTCTAAAGTAAAACTTTCTACAAAAGGTGTTTTTGTATTTGCTCTTATATAGCCACTATTAAATCCATGTTCTCCATCAAAGTTTCTAGTTCTTTGATTGCTGGGTCTAGCAAGTAAGTCTGCATTTGAGGGGCCTTTTAATAATACTTCAGTAAAACTACTATCTCCAGGTCTTTTGAATCCCAAAAACATTCTTAACTCTACAAAAGTACTTGCTTCTTTACCACTTGATTTTTTAGAAGCTATTATTTGAGGAAACTTAAAAGTTAATTTTACTTTATCAATTTCACTTTGATTGCTTACTCCCATTGTTGCTGCAGATATTGTTATGGGACTTGCACTTGCATCAGAAGTATCTGAATGATATCCTCCACTTGTAGTATTATCTACAGGAATACCTACACTAGTTGATAAATCTGTTTGTGCTACTTGTTGACTTGCTGAGTGTATTACTGAGGAGCTTCCTATTCCTCTAAATGTTGATAACCAGTTTTGAGAACGAGTTCCGTTTTTAAAAGCATATTGAAAATTTTGATGATTGTATACAGGAGTTCCTGTTATACTTACTACAGCAGAAGATAGTTCTGCGTCAACATTTGATACTGTTCTATCTGTAGTGCCAAACTCAGTTACATCTGAAACTGTTGCTGTAGAGGCATTAGTGATAGTTGCAATCTTTTTAATTGCATCAATAGTAACATTTACACTACTAACTGTTGTTACAATTGGTCTGTTTATTTCTACTTGTGTTGCTGAGACATACCTAACTACTTCTGCAACTAGTGCCGAACCTCTATATCCTGCTCCTGCTAGTCTTATGTACTGTTTTAAATTTGCTATTCCTTCGACATCATTTCTGCTTTCATCATCTTCCGCAAAAAATGAACTGCCTGTAGTAATAACTACTGTACCTTTTGTAGCACTAGCATTATCTGCAGTTTTCTTAGCTCCTTTTATTCTTATATATCTCTCGCCGTCAGTTACTGCTAGATTATCAAATAGAGTTGAATTATTATCAGTTACAGTATGATTGGAGCTGTTATAGCTTACATTATTTGAGTTACGAACGTTAAATTTTTGTCCTGCTGTACCGATTGTAGCAGGAGTTTTATCTAAATATATACCATCAGTTCCACCCTGTAGTCCTTCAACAGGCCCTTCTGATATTAAATCATATACAACAGCAGTTTGATGCTCATTTGGGCTATCTATTTTACTATCTTCATTTAGAGCTCCGGCTGCTTGTGCAGCCTTTCTATTAGCAGCTGCTAGTTGTGCCATTTTTTTAGCATAACTCATTATATATCTTCTCCTCTTGAACTGTCATCAGTTTCTTCGTCTGAGTTAGCAGGTGCGTCTTGCCCTTGTACTACTCTTGTATATCCTGATTGTTGTTGTGTAACTTTATCTTCTATGAAACCAAAATTTATTATACCTCCACCTACTATTAATCTACCATATAGTAGTGGTACGGCTATTCCTTCTTTTGCATTATTTTGTGGGCCATTAAATAAATAAGACTCTCCTGCGTTCGAGGGACTATCAGGTGTTAGATACCCTGTAACACCACTCATTGCAAGTCCCACACCAAGTGCACGAACTCCCCAAGTTGCTACTTGTCCTGCTGTTGTTAATGTAGTGCCGGTTGCATATGAAGTACCTATACCTTCAATCGCTGTTGCTGCTTCCATAGTTCCTTCTGCTTCTGCTGCCCATTCAAAATTTTGTATCCAACCAGGGCCGTATATAAGTAGTACAACACCTAAAATTACTTTTAATGCATTACTTAAACTTCCTTCTCCTGTTGCAACTGGTGTTATTATTACTGTATTTTGAGGTGGAGCAATTTGTAAGTCTAATCCATCGTCTATTAAATCATCTCCATTTTGTATTGTAAAATCAACTCCTTCCTCTGCTTTTTCTCTAATATACTGTGCAAAGCCTTCTGTTTGACATTCTATAAGTTTAAATATATCACGAAAAGAAGTCGCACTCATGTGCCAATCAGAACCAAACTTTTCTCCTATTTCTCCCATTAACTTAACGTGGGTCATAAACTTCTGCTCCTAACTTTGGGTATGATACAATTAAATATGGTATACCTAAAACTTTTGCCATCTTTTTATCATACTCACTTGGTTTACAATCTTCCATATAGTGACTATGGACTACATATAATATTTTTGAAATTAATTGATATTTACTTAAAACTTTTTCGTCTATTTTAAATGATTTTTCTTCTGTAGAAATATTTTCGCACAAAATCCATTTTTTTCTGTCATCTTGCTCTATTATGAGTCCGCACATTTCCCTTGGTGCGGCTTCTTTAGCTGCTTCGAATATTTCAGGTAAAAACATCATTGGAAATTCTTTGCTCCAGGAAATGCTCCAAAAGGCAAAACTTGATTAGTACTAGTAGCTGCTTTTGGTAAACTAGTTGCTGAAGTTGCATCAACAGGATTAAATCCAAATCTTTTATTACAAGATTCAATC